AATTAACAGCTGATTTACAAATTACTGATCCAGTTACTGGTATCGATAGATTTAAAAATGGATTCATTACAGATCAATTTACAGGTCATTCTCTTGGTGATGTTAAAAGAGATGATTATCGAGCAGCTGTAGATCCATTAAATAAAATATTAAGGCCTATGCACTTTACGTCTTCTTTAGATATTATTGAAGATGTATCTTCTCAAGCTGAAAGAGCATCTGCTGGTTATCAAAAAACTGGAGATGTAATTACTTTACCTTATACAGAAGAATCGCTGATATTTAATCCATATGGATCAAGAGATATTGATGTAAATCCGTATAAGATTGGTGCATTTAAAGGCGAAATTACTTTGAATCCAGAAGGAGATAATTGGAAAGAAGTAGATAGAAGACCCGATTTAACTGTAACTGATGATAATGGCTATGACGCAATTAAATTTATTGCTGATGAATTAGGTATTACCGGTACTCAATGGAATGAATGGACCACTAATTGGACTGGCTCTTCCTCTACAACAAGAACTTGGCAGACAGGTGATCCAAACCGTCGCCGTCAAACAGTTACAGGTTATGAAGAAACAATTACTACTCTTGATGGAGTTAGTTCTAGAACAGGTGTTCAGACTAATGTTTCTAGCGCAGTTAATACTCAAGATTATGGAGATAGAGTTGTAGATCTTTCATATATTCCTTATATGAGAGCTCGCCCTGTAGTATTTACTGCTGTGAATTTAAAAGCTGATACTAAATTCTTCCCTTTCTTTGATAATAAGTCAGTTAATGATTATGTTATTCCAGCTCAAATATTTAAAGTACAAAACTCAGCAGGATCATCATATATGGATTTTGATCCAGTAAGCATACAACAGGGAGTAATTTCTGATCAATATGAGAGAATGCAAAATGGTAAAGTAGAACCAGCTTATTCTGTAGGTGACGTTGTAACTAATTCTAGCCATAATGCAGTAAATATTAGTTCAATTACTCATTTAACATCTACTGGAAGTTCATTTACACTTGATGTTGCAGATCCTTCAGGTATACTGCCTGGTCACCATGTAATGCTTTATAATTTAGCAGCTAATGCTTCAATAACTGCTACTCTATCTGGAGATAATATTAGTATTCCAGAATCTACGATTACTGATTATTCTAAAAATACTTCTTCTGAGTTAAATCTAAAGAAATTTAAAGTTTTAGCTGTAAATGGCAATAGTGTTATTTTATCAAATATTGACAATAGTGATATTTCAGCTTTTTCAGCATATGATTTAGCTGCTTATACGGCTGATGCTGGTAAACTCTTAAGACTTACTGCTTCTGGTGTTGTAGCATTTCAAGGAGTCTTAGATGATGAAACTGCTCCAAATACTACACCTAGAGAAATTCATTTAGTTAATATTAAGAACGGATTTGGTGTTGGAGAAACTATTACTGGTAATATTACAACTGCTGGAGGGCAAGTTAATTCAGTAGATATTGTATCAATTAATGGTCAAACTGACACTACATTACCAGCAACAATGAAAACCTCCGCAGATGATCTTAGAACTGATAATTGGGGTTCTGTCGTTGGTGTATTTAATATTCCAAATAGCGATCAACTAGCCTTTAGAACAGGTGAGCGCAAATTTAAACTAACAGATAATAGAACAAACGATGATACAGATTTTGATTCAAAAGGATCCGCTGTTTATTATTCTACTGGTATTCAATTATCAAAAGAAGCAACAGTTGTAAATTCTCGTGATGTTCGCTTTGTTGAAGATAGATTATATGAATCGCTTCCAGTGCGGCGTACTTCTACTTCTCAACGTGTACTTTATAGTTATTGGACTGGACATGATCCCGTTGCTCAAACATTTACGGTAAATGCTGATGGCGGAGCAATGGTAACTTCAGTTGATTTATATTTCTCTGAAGCGGGCAATCGTCCAGTAACAGTTGAATTAAGAACTACTAATCAAGGTGTTCCATCAACTAAAATTATTCCGTTCTCTTCTGTAACAAAAACACCACAGCAGATTTCAACATCTATTAATGGTTCTGTTGCAACTACTTTTACTTTTGAAGCTCCTTTGTATTTAATGGAAGGTGAAACATACGCTCTAATTGTAAAAACCGATGAACCAGGATGTAAGTTCTTTATTTCTGAAATTGGAAAAACAGACGTTGTAACTGGTAATATTATTACCTCTCAACCTTTAACAGGATCACTATACTTATCACAAAATAGTTTAGAATTTGAAATTAATCCTTTATATGATATGAAGTTTAATTTGAAAAAAGCAACATATACTATAAATCCTGTCACAGTTGATTTAAAAACTTCATTGCCTGAAGCTATGACACTTCAAAATAATCCTTTTACAATAGCAACGGGAACAAATAAAGTTCGTGTAAATGCCCGTAATCATGGATTTAGAGCAAATGATATTGTTATAATTTCAAATGTTGCTGAAGGTATATATGGAGCTGATGGTGTAAATGGTATTCCTTCTTCAGTATTAAACTCACAACATACCGTTGCTGCATTAGGCTTAGATAAAGATTCTTTTGTCATTGAAATTCCAACTGCAGATAGTTCAGGGCAATCATTAATTTCAGGGTCTCTTTCTGATTTAATACGTGGTGATTATGGTGGGTCAGATATTATTATGTCTAGACAATTGAATATGGACATGATGTATTTAAAATCTGGTTCAGTTGCTGTAAAGGGAACAAATATAGATTACTCAGTTAATCATGAATCATTTGGAGTTAATACATTCCGTCCTATTGTTGGCGACTCAAACTATATGTTTGATTCTAGAGAAACTATTTTATCTTATGAAAATCAAACAGTTATATCATCTTCTCCATTAATTAAAAGAAGTTCATTAAGAGTTCAAGCTACACTAACTAGTGATAATCCTAATGTTTCTCCAGTACTTGATCTTCAAAAGGGAGCGGCATATATTGTATCTAATCTAGTTAATAACGCGCAACAAAATGATGTAAATGTTGTAGAACTAGATGCTACAGATCTTTATACTCCTGCTTTAGAAAGTATTACAGTTACTGATACTATTGGTGCTGGTGAAGGAACTGCAACTGTGACTTCTGGAAATAGTACAGTAACAATTTCTGCATCAGGCGATGATATTACTTGGATGGCCGATGGTGGAGATTATTTACTAGATAGTTCTGGAACATTTGTTGGTGAGATTTGGGATATACTTAGTGCTACTCAAGTTACCTTAAGAGGTGGTGCCGCGATACCGTTATCTGCTGCTGCTTTCCAAATTCAAAATAACAATCACATTAAATTTTATGATCTTGGTGGAAAAGGTATTATTGAAACAAGTTTTGATACTGCAGATAATTTACTTGGAAATGCCTCTATTGGCAAACACCTTTATATTAGTAATATATCAGATAGAGTAAATGGTACTCATCAGATAGAAGATATTACTATTGAAGCTGCTGAACCAGGACGTCCAGGAAATACTGATGGAGATAGAATTACAATTACTTTAGCTGCTCCATTCGGAGCTAATTCAGTTATGAGATTAAATATTGTTGATGATACATTCAGCTTTTTTGGATCTGGAGATCTTACCGCTAGTACTTCAACAACTTTACTTTTAGGTGGTGGCAGTGCTGATTTTATTAATGAAGTATCAGTTGGAGATATAATAACTCATTCTGATGGAACAGTAATTGGAGAAGTTGCTTCTATAACTTCAGGCAATGAGCTTGAGCTTACTAGTAATTCACCAATTAATTTCAACAGCGATCCATATACAGTTAAAACAAATCTTGGACCGAGTCCAACATATGCAATCCAGCAATTAGATAAGTATGTAGAAGATTATGCTCCTTCTGGATCTTATAACTATGCAAACTATATTACTAGACCACTATATCTAAATGAACCAGCAGATTCAATTAAAATTCTATTTGATGCAGAAATTTTAACATCATCAACCATAAAGGTATATTATAGAATTGGATCTGGGACTGAAGATATTTACAGTAAAACATTCACTGATACCGGATTTATAAATACTATTATAAACCCGATTGGTGAATTCACTCAAAGAGAAATTGACGTTGCGGATATTGATCCATATACTAAAATTAGTATAAAAATAGTAATGAAATCAACTAATCCAGTTAACGTTCCAAAAATTAAAAACTTAAGACTTATAGCGTATTCATAATGTCAAAAATTCAAGTAAAAGGATATTCTAATCTAGTTAAAGACCCTACCTCTGGTGGAGTTGTTAATAACGATTCTCAAGCTTTTCTAGACTACAAAAGAAAAAGACAAGCAGAGCTACTTAGAATAAATGATAAAAAAGTAACTGATATTCGTCTATCTGAGATAGAAAATGATATAAATAAACTAAAGTCAGATACTGATTATATAAAAAATGCGCTAAATACTATTATTAGCAAATTAACTTAGGAATATTATAAATGGCTGCAACATTAACATTAAGATCTGTAAAGGGCACTCCTCTTACAAATAACGAGGTAGACGCTAACTTTACTAATTTAAATTCGGAAATTTCCACACTGGAATCAGATGTTAGCACTGCACAATCCGATATTGTTGCATTAGAAGGATCAGTAGGTCCATCAGCAATTGGAGAAACAGTAGCTGACATTGTTGGAAATATGGTAACAAGCAATACAGAATCTGGAATTTCTGTTTCATATGATGATAATGATAACACTTTAGATTTTGATGTAGCTGATTTTACATTAACTATTGATGGAGATGCATCTGGTAACGCAACGATTTCTAATCTTGCAAATGCTACTTTAACTCTAGATATTTCTTCTATTATTGGATCATTAAATGTGGGCGGAGGTATTAGTACTTCTGATTTATCTATGACAGGGTCTATTACTAACGGCGTAGATGCTACTTTTACTGGCGACGTTAACGCAGCTAATTTTAATACAACGTCAGATATAGCTCTTAAAGATAATGTTGAGTTGATTGAATCTCCATTAGATAAACTTTTGCAATTATCAGGTTATACCTTTGATTGGAAAAACAACGGAAAGTCCTCTGTTGGTGTTATGGCACAAGAAGTTGAAAAAGTATTTCCTCAAATTGTGTCTACTGATAATAACGGTGTAAAAAGAGTTTCTTATGATTCTCTTATTCCACTATTGATTGAGGCAATTAAAGAATTATCAAATCTTAAAAAATAAACTAAGCTTAGTTCATAAGGAGAACGATCATGGCAATTAAAGTATCGGGTACTACCGTTGTTGATAACAGTAGGAACCTAACAAATGTCGAGTCAGTCTCGGTATCAGGTACAGGGTTTTTAGCCCTACCTGCAGGTACTACAGCTGAACGACCAAGCTCACCTTCTAATGGTATGGTGCGCTATAATACAACAACAAACCAAACAGAAGTATATGCTAATGGAGCATGGGGTGGATTAGGTGCAGATCTAATTGCATTTAACAATACTGTACAAAGTAGCTATACAATAAATGAAAATGCTTCATTTGACGAATATATGAATGCTACTTCAGCATTTACTGGAACATCAGGCATTACTTACTCAATTTCGTCTGGGTCTCTTCCAGCAAATATGTCGTTGAATACAAGCAATGGTCGCGTTTCAGGTAATGCTCCTGATTTAACTGCAACTACAACTTATACAGTTACATTTGAAGCTGATGATGGCATTAATACTACTTTAAAAACAATAGACTTTGTTATTAATGCTGATAACGATGCTCCTATATGGAATACTGGTGCGGATCTAGGTACAGCAACCGGTGGCTCTTTTTCAAGAACACTTCAAGCAACTGATCCTGAAGGCCAAACAATAACATATGCACTGGCTAGTGGATCTTCTTTGCCTCCTAACACTACATTGAATTCTTCAAGTGGTATTCTTTCAGGCACTTCTACTACAACAGGAACATCATATAGCTTTACAATTAATGCATCTGATGGTACTAATACTGTTGGACGTACGTTTACTCTTCTTTATGGATATCCAACTGTTGGATCAGATGGCCAATCATATGCCGGTGGTACAGTTATTAGCTCTGGTACTGGTGTACAATGGTTTAATAATTCGACGAACAATCAATCGCATACATTTACAGTTCCAAATACTTCTTCAGTTAACGTAGTAGTAGTTGGTGGTGGCGGCGGTGGCGGTCCAAACGGTGATACACAACATGGTGGTGCTGGTGGTGCTGGTGCACACGGAAACTATTCAGTTAGTTCTGGTCAAAGCTATACAGTAAATGTAGGTAAAAAAGGAGAAGCTACAACAAGTTCTAGTAATTCTACAGGCGGAACTTCTTCTTTTGGTCCATTTATTTCAGCTGGTGGTGGTATTGGATCTTACCAAATTCAATATCTTCCTCTTGGAGGAAGCGCATCAGGCGGAAATAGTGTAAACAGTAATGGTGGCCGTGGTGGTTTTGGTACTTCAGTACCTACCGATATGGGTTGGTATAATCAGTATCCAAGTTATCCACAACAAGCTACTTCAGGTTATGCCGGTGGTGGCGGTGGTGGTACACCTTGGTCATCTTCATCTGCTTCTGGTGCTAGAAATGGCGCATCTGCTAGTGGTAAATTTGGCGGTGGTGGCGGTGGTGCTGCTCGTCAAGCTTACTCAGGTAGTGGTGGTTCACCAGCAGGTAGTGCAGGCGGCGGCGGTAGCGATGGATACGCTGGTGGCGCAGGTGCTTCTACATTTAACTCTGGTTCTGCAGGTGGTGGTCCAGTTGGTGGTAGCGCAGGCCACGGTAGCTGTGATCCACGTGGTTGTAACCACGCTTGTACATCTCAAGGCGGTGGCGGAGGTGGATCCTTCGGCGGCGGTGGTGGTGCTTCAGGTGGCTGGGGCGGAGGCGGCGGCCAAGGTGCCGGCGGTCTTGTCATTGTCAACTGGGGTAACGTATCCCACTAATTTATTATAAAAATTATGAGTTTTAATTGAATGAAAAAAATTAACAATATTTGTATTGTTGGCGGAGGATCGGCAGGTTGGATGACTGCCGGTCTTCTCGCTAAAAATCTTCCCTCATTTATAAAAGTAACTTTAGTTGAATCTCCAAATATTCCTACAGTAGGAGTTGGAGAAGCAACTTTAGTTTCGTTTAGAAATTTTATGAATGATTGCGGATTCGATGAAGATAAGTGGATAGATGAAGTTGATGGACTTTATAAATGTGGAATTAAATTTATAGATTGGATAGAAAAAGGACATATTATATGGCATCCTTTTACTTCACTAGCCCAACCAACACATGATTTAACCTCAGCACATTTATATAAAAATAGTGTTAACAATAATTTTGAAGAATTTTCTAAGTATTGTATTCCAAATTATACCTCTACAGTTGAGCACGAAAAAATTGATGAATCAAATGTTGGCTATCATGTAGATGCTGCTAAATTAGCAAGATTTTTTATTAATAACAACGAATCTGTAAATCATATTTTAGCACATGTAGAAAAAGTCAATACTGAAAACAACCAAATTTCTTCTATTGTTTTGGATAATGGTAATATAATTGAAGCTGATATATTTGTAGATTGTACAGGTTTTAAGAATCTTGTTTCTTCTAATATTGATGGAGCAAAATGGATAAATAAATCAGAGTATTTAGGAGCTAACGCAGCTGTCGCAGCTCCAGTAAAATATGATGATCCATCTATTGAAATGAAGCCATTTACAACCGCAAAATGCTTAGATATTGGATGGATGTGGATAACTCCAGTCCAAAGTAGAATTGGATCAGGAATAGTATTTAATAAAGATATTACTCCAGTAGAAGAAGCTATGGAAACCTATGATAGTATATGGAATAAAGACCGTAGATTAAAAGATTTTAATGTTATTTCATTTGAGCCAAAATATAATAAAAGATCTTGGAGAAGTAATGTTGTTTCTATTGGTTTATCTTCTGGATTTGTAGAGCCCTTAGAATCTTCTGGTTTAGAATTTATTATACAAGGAGCTTCTGTGCTATTAAGTAGAATTCGCAAAGGTTATTTTATAGAATCAGATGCGGATTTTTATAATGCTAGAATGTCATTCCAATACGAAGAAACTTTTAATTTTATTCAACTTCATTATTTGAATAGTAAAAGAGAATCTAAATATTGGGATTTTATACGCAATAAGCCTATTCAAAACGAACTTCTACAAAAAATAGAATATTATAAAGATCATGGTTTACAGTTTAGAGAAATGCCCGGTGATTCTATTTTTGCGCATCATAGTTGGATCATCTTAATGGAAGGTGCTGGAATTGATGGAGGATTTTCTTCGTACATTCCAAAAGAATCTGCTATAGAATTGCTAAATGATAGATACCGTTTACACGAAATGCAAACTCACCAGAATAGATTTACAAACTTTGAAGTTATGAATAGAAGAAAAGCTGTAAATAATTTTAAAGGTTTAATAGAAAATGGAAAACAGTAAGTTAACTATAATTATTATTTACAAAGATACTCCCTTTGACCCTAATAATCATATGATTAGATCAATATATGATTTACAAGAAGCAATCAATATAATTCAAGAGTATTGTAGTCAAAGAGATTTCAAAGTTGAAGAAAAAATAATTTTACAATATGATGGTTCTAATATTCTGGAAATAGATTCAGATATTATTTGTCCTGATCTTTTCAAAGATGAATTTCAACTTTTTGCTTTATTTAATTCTAAAGAATTAATTGAAAAATCTCATGGGTATTATAACTTTCCTCAAGATGGGTGGAAAGAAGATATAAAAGTAAAGAGGTATCCTCACTATTTTAAAATACTATTAAAAAGTGATATTTCAGATGATATTGAGGATAAAGAAGTTAAAAGAAGAATTTTAGCAATATTTAAAGATTATTGTAATAGATCCTTGAATCAATACATTGCTATTGAACCTGGAGTAATGGTAGACTATAATAAACTTAAAGATGTACGTCATCTTTCACAAGATCAATCAACAAAAATTGCTAAAATAATAAGAGAAGTTAGAAAAAAAGAATCCGAATATGAAGATATTATAAATAACATTGAGGATCCAAAAGTAATATACGATTATTATGTTGAGGGCCCTGATGAATTATTTGTTATATTAGATAAATATCAAATTACTCGACCTACAGAGTTTAAAGGAGAAAATATATGACATACGCAGTAATCCAACACGGTGTTGTTAATAGCTTACACGCGGAAGATCCTTCCGACAATTACCATCCAGACGTTGAAATTATAGAAATCACAGGAGCGCTTGATGGCGTTATTGATGATTTACTAATTGAAAATGTACCAGTTGACTGGAATGGTAGTAATTTTAGTATGAATTTAGATTCACTTAAAAAATATATGAGACATCAAGTAAAAGAAGCTCGTAAATATAAAGAAGCTGATGGAATTTGGGTAGATGGAAAAAGATACCACTCAGATAGAGAATCAATTGTCTTAATCCAAGGCTCAAAGGTTTTATTTGACTCGGATTCTTCGTTAGTTATTTCATTTAAAGCAGATCCAGAGCCATTAAGAACACCATTAGATCCAGAATCTGCAGAAGGAAATCTGTCTATCAGTGAAGACATTGATAAAAATGCAGATTGGGTAGAAGTTGATGCAACTGCGTTTGCAGCAATTCATGATGCAATGTTAAACCATGTTTCAAAATGCTTTAAAGCTGAAAAAGCTGTTAATGACCAACTCACTGCAGCTTCTAGTCAAGCGGCATTAGTAGCTATGAAACCTTCAACATTATTTGATACAGCATTTGATGCACTTTAATTTTTTTTATTAAAAGTTAAAAATAAAGGGAGAATTTAGGTTCTCCCTTTTTATTTTATATAAATAATGGTAAGAAGTGTTTTTCTTATAAATAAAACCAAATAGGAATATTCTAATTATGGCCGTATATGCTAATCTAGTCGTTGATCAAGGTTCTGATTTTAACGTAGTAATTGACGTTGTAAATAATGCTGGTTCAATAGACATTAGTACTTATACGTATAGAGGTCAAGTTAGAAAAACATATTCTTCTTCCACGGCCGTAGACTTTTATACGTCTTCAAATGATCCGGCCAATGGGAAGTTAGAAGTATCTCTAAGCTCAGCGCAAACTAGCGTGATGAAGGCGGGACGATATGTATATGATGTAGAAGTTGTTGACACTATTGGTAATGTTACTCGTGTTGTGGAAGGTCAACTAGAAGTTACACCTAGAGTCACAAGGAGTTCATAACATATGGCTATTACGGCTAAAATAATTCCAAGCAGTACTGATCCTGTTACTGGAACAGTTACTCCTGGTAGAACAGTTAAAGCCAGAACCGTAGCCGTCGGTTCTGCAGGTAGACTTAACGAGCTTTCAGATGTAGATTCAACCTTACTAGACCAAGGTTCAATCTTAATCTGGGATAATACAAATCAGAAATGGGTTGCCAAGTCTGATGCGGCTGATGGTACCAGTCTTAATGGTGGTACATATTAATCTATATAATAGTGAATTTGCAAATTATAATATCTTAAGATAAATTTAACCTTAATAGGAGAAGACACTAATGTCAACTATTATTAGAATTAAACGATCCACCACAGCTGGCGATCCGTCCACGCTCGGAGCAGGCGAATTAGCTTACTCGGCCGCGGATTATGCGTCAGTATCTGGCGGTGGACGACTATATATCGGTATCGGAGCAGAAACATCTGGCGACGCTGCCTCCCACCTCGTTATTGGTGGTCAATATTTTACAGATAAACTAGACCATGCTGCTGGTACACTAACAGCAAGTTCTGCGATTATCACAGATGCTAACAGCAAGATTGACAACCTAAAAGTTGATAATCTTGATCTAAATGGCAATACACTTTCAACTACAGATACAAACGGTAATCTTGTTCTTGCACCAAATGGTACAGGCAAAATTTCTGTTTCTAACACAGCAATCATTAACTTATCTGATCCAACAAATGCACAAGATGCTTCAACAAAAGCTTATGTTGACGCTCAAATTGCTGCGGTTGGTTCAACAGGTGCTTCATCTCTATTCACAAATGCTACACATGCTGGTCTTACAGCAACATATGACAGCTCAGCGAATACAGTTACACTTGATGTAAATGATCCAACAATTACTCTTGCTGGTGATGTTGCTGGTTCAGCTACAATGACAGATCTTGGTAATGTAACAATTACTGTTGCACAACAAGCTGACTCAGTTGATCTAGGTACACATACAACTGGTGACTATGTTGAATCACTTGTTGGCGGTACTGGTGTTACTGTTGGCGCAGCTGGCGAAAGTGCTACACCAACAATTGCAATCGGCCAAGATGTTTCAACAACTGCAAACGTTACGTTTAACGACGTAAGTGTTGATGGTACACTAAGTTCAGATGACATTACAGCTGCTACAATGACAGCATCTGGTAACGTTGTTGTTCAAGGTAACTTAACAGTTAACGGTACAACTACAACAGTTAATTCAAATGAAGTAAATATCGGCGATGCCGTTCTGTTACTTAACTCTGATGAAACTGGTGCAGCATCTCAAAACGCTGGTATTGAAATCGAGCGTGGAACAGATACAAATGTTTCATTCTTATGGGACGAAGCTACTGACAAATGGTCAATTGGTACTGGTACATTTGTAGCTGGTACAGTTGAAGCAGATGTAACTGGTGACTTAACTGGTGACGTTCTTGACAGCACAGGTGCAGTACTTGTAGACCACACAAACAAAGAGTTTGAAGGTAATGCAAATACAGCTGATGCTTTATCAACAGCGCGTTCCATTGCTATTGCTGGCGACCAAGCTGGTACAGTATCGTTTGACGGTTCAGCCGATGTAACAATCAACGTTACAACACAAGCTGATTCTGTTGATCTTGGTGCTCACACAACTGGCGACTATATTGAATCTGTTTCTGCAACAACAGGCCACATCACCGTAACAGGTGGTACAGGTGAAGGTTCAACTCCAGTTCTATCGTTACCAAATTCTGGCGTAACTGCAGCTTCTTATGGCTCAGCTACAGCAATCCCAGTAATTACAGTAGATGCTCAAGGTCGTGTAACTGCAGCTTCAACAGCAGCTGTTGCAACAGAACTTACAATTACTGATGGTTCCAACAACAATACTGTTGACCTATTAAATGACACCTTAACATTCACAGGTGGCACAGGTCTAACAGCAACTGTTGGTACAGATGAAGTAACAATGGATCTTGACGATACCGCAGTAACAGCTGGTGCTTATGGAGCAGCTGGTTCTGTAGGAACATTTACTGTAGATGCTCAAGGTCGCTTAACTGCGGCTGCGACATTAGCAATTGCAATTACTGCTTCACAAGTCACAGACTTTGACGAAGCGGCTCAAGACGCAATTGGTGCAGCTGTAGGAGCTGGTGCACAAACAAACATGACAGCTACTTATGATGATGCTGCGAACGCGATTGACTTTGCTGTTCCAACATCTTCAACAAGTCAGCTTGGTGTTGCACAGTTCAGCTCAGATAACTTTGCAGTAGCATCTGGTGTTGTTACAGTAATTGATCTAGACGGTGGTTCTTACTAATTAGTTATAACGGAGGGGGTATATACCCCCTCTAACTAATTTTTAAATACATTATAATTTATCGCATATATTTTATCTGTATATACAGATTGATAATTTATAACTCTTAGCTTAATAGGAATCGATATGAGTTCTAATATTAAACTAAAACGCAGTGCCGTCGAGAGCAAGATACCTACAGTCTCTAATTTATCGTTAGGCGAACTGGCTATCAATACCTTCGATGGTAAGGTTTTTTTAAAGAAAGATGTTTCTGGTACAGAGTCTATTGTTACTCTGCAAGAAATTACAGAAGATAACTTAGGTATTGATACTTCTGCTATCAATGCTTCTTCAGCTACTGTATTGTCTGATGTTTTAGCGGATATAGATACAGCAATCACAGCGCGTGCAACAAGAGAATACGTTCAAAATCTAATCAATGCCTTAGGCAATGATGATGTTTATTCAGTATATCTAGATGCTGCCGAAGAAAGAATTTTAGCAACAGCTAAAGTTGAAAAATCAATTAAATTTTATATTCAGGCCGTAAATCCTACATCCGGAGATGTATATGCATCTGAGGTAAACGTTCTTTATGATGGAACAGATATGCATTTGGTTGAGCACTCTATTATTGATACTTACATGGATAGTAATGGAACTGCCCTAATTGACATTAGCGGGATTGAGCCTCATACAACAATTACTGATGCAAGTGGAGATACTTATACTACAGAAAATGAACTTGCATTGACAGTAACAAGAAACTCAAATGTTTCTAACGATCTAATTATAAAATATATTCGTAACTTAGTTGATGATTTCCCAGAAGTCGGAGTTACTGATGGTACTAGTGCTACAACAATCTCTTCAATTAATTCTGCTGGTAATAACTTTATGCATTATGAGGTCATTGGTTTAGATACTAGTGGTGGAGAATTAGAAAGAACTAATGTTATTGTGCTAAATGATGGAACTGATGTTCACTTTACTGAAAGAAACTTAATTCATTCATCTAGTACAGACTTATCTTCTTATGGTATTCAACAAGCGAATGGATATATTAACTTAAGAGTTACTCCTGCAAGCACAGAATACAGAGTTTTTAGAGTAACAAGACTATACAAAGATACAATTTGGGCTGATACAACTACATCAAGTACTGCACAAACTGCAATTGCAGAAGAAGCTTATGGTACATACAGAACAATGTTCTATACTGTACGTATTACTGATTCTACAGCTACTGAATATCAACAAAGCCAGTTGGTAGTTACACACGATGGTACTGATGTATATGTAACAGAACATTCTATTATACATACTGGAACGTCTCCATTAGCCACATTTACTGCTGGATTTAGTGGAAACAATATTGAATTATTAGCAACACCTGCTTCATCAAACTCAATGAGATTTGATGTTTCACGTAAAATTTTAGACGCCTAAAGGGAGAGTGAACTCATGGCAACTTATTCAAAAGACTTTATCGTTAAAAATGGCCTACAAGTTGGTGGTCATATTATTCCAGACGGAGACGAAACATGTGACTTAGGTTCATCTTCGAAAAAATTTAGAGACCTATATCTAAGTGCTGGTACAATTTATCTTGGGGACCTAGTTCTTAAAGATAACGGTGACGGCACAATGGCAACATTTGAATCAGATGGTGTTACTGCAGCGTCTGTTCAAGCTAATGCTGTAGATATCGACTATGATAATACTACATCAGGTATGACTGCTGTTAATGTTAAAGCAGCTCTTGATGAACTTATGACTGCTGTTGAAGCAATTGATACATCAGCTGAATTGGGATATGATAATTCAACATCTGGTCTTACAGCAACTACTGTTAAAGGCGCGATTGATGAAGTAGTAGCAGAGCAAGAAGGTAATACTAAAACACTTCTAGCTAATTACGATGGACACATTATTCCATCAGCAGATATTACGTATGACCTTGGTTCATCAACAAAGCAATGGCGCGATGTTTATGTTGGTCCTGGCTCACTTTATCTAAACGGAACTAAAGTTCTTGAAGATGATTCAGGCACACTAAAATTTACAGCTGATCCTAACCAAGCAATGACCATTGCTACGTCAGGTAATGCCGCAACTACTGTTACAGGGGGCGCGTCTTTAAATTTAACAACTGCAACTGCAAATGCTGATATTTCTCTTAACCCAACAGGTGATATTGAGTTAAATGCTGATGTTGTTGTTGGTGCAGGCAATGCTCTTACGACTTCAAATGGTTCTGCTCTTACAGTTAATTCAAACCTAGCATTAGGCTCAAATACTATTACAGCCGCAACATTCTTTGGTAACTTAACTGGTAACATTAGTGCTTCATCTGGTACAACTACTATGAACAATCTTGTTGTTGATGGTAACTTAACAGTTGGAGGCACAACAACTACAGTTAATACTGAAACAATTAACCTTGCAGATAATATTATTACTCTTAATAGTAATGCAACTGGTTCTGCTTCGCAAAATGCTGGTATTGAAATCGAGCGTGGTGATGATACAAATGTTACTCTACGTTGGAACGAAACAAATGATGAGTGGGAAGCAACCGCAGATGGCTTAAACTATAAAACTATTCTTTTCGAAGGTGATGTTCCAGCAACAGCTGCTGAAGCAACAAAGTTAGCAACTGCTAGAACAATTGGTGGTGTATCATTTGATGGTACTGCAAATATTGACCTTGCTGGTGTAAATACTGCTGGTAACCAAGATACTTCAGGCAATGCCGCTACAGCCACTGCACTAGCAACTGCTAGAACAATTGGTGGAGTTTCTTTCAACGGAACCGCAAATATTGATCTTCCTGGTGTTAACACATCTGGTAACCAAAATACTTCAGGTAATGCTGCTACAGCTACTGCTCTTGCAACATCAAGAACAATTGGTTTAAGTGGCGATGTATCTGGTTCTGGTTCTTTTGATGGTACTGGTAACTTGACAATTACTGCAACAATTGCTGATGATTCACACAATCATACGATTGCAAATGTTGATGGTCTACAAACTGCACTAGATGCAGGATTTGTTTCTGCTTCTGCAAGTAATGATACAATCACATTTACAACTGCTGGTGGTACAACATCCTCAGTAAGCATTTCTGATGCTGTTCTTTCAACAGAGCAAGTTCAAGATATTATCGGTGGAATGGTATCGTCAAACACTGAAACAGGTATTGGTGTTGCATATGATGATACAAGTGGTAAACTTAACTTTACTGTTACTGCGGCCGGAGTTGTTACTGCAGGTACTAACTTATCATATAGTGGCTCAACTCTAAGTGTTGATGCATCTCCAACATTCTCAGGAACAGTCACAGCTGCTGACTTTAACTCAACTTCAGACGAACGTCTAAAAGAAAATGTTGAAACAATTGCTGATGCCGGTTCTAAAGTTGCTGCGCTACGTGGTGTAAACTTTGACTGGAAAGAATCTGGTGCAAAAACAATGGGTGTTATCGCTCAAGAAGTTGAAGCAGTTATTCCAGAAGTCGTTGCAACTGATAACGAAGGTATGAAGTCAGTTAACTATCAAGCAATGGTTGGTCTACTAATTGAAGCAGTTAAAGAACTTCAAGAAAAAGTTGATGCTCACGAAGCAAAATGTGAATGTGGAAAGTAATATAAATATTACAAACCACTAAAAAATTAGGATGATAAAACATGGCGAATCCAAGTACAAGACAAGAATTAATAGATTATGCATTAAGGCGCTTGGGTTCGCCTGTCATCGAAATTAATGTAGATGATGACCAAATAGAAGATCGTGTGGATGATGCTCTTCAATTCTACCAAGAGTATCATTCAGACGCTACTATGAGAGTCTATTTGAAACATCAAATAACAGCATCTGATGTTTCAAATGGATATGTTACTCTAAATGACAATATACTTTATGTCAAAAGAGTATTTCCTATCGGTGATTCACAATCATCAATAAATATGTTTTCTGTAAAATATCAAATGAATTTAAATGATATATATGATTTGTCATATATTGGCGATCTAATGTATTATGAAATGGTCCAATCATATATTTCTTTATTAGATACGAAATTAAATGGAAATGGCGAATTTGTAAGATTTAATCGACATATGAATGAATTGCATCTAGATGTTGATTGGGGAGCGGATATAAAGGAAAATGACTACATTATTGTTGAATGTATGAGAATAGTAGATCCCTCTACTTATTCTGATGTTTATAACGATATGTTTTTAAAGCAGTATTTAACAGCGCTTATTAAGCAGCAATGGGGCGCCAATCTCATTAAATTTGAAGGTATGCAACTTCCTGGTGGAGTTACATTAAATGGCAGACAAATATTTGATGATGCAACTGAAGAACTTTCTCAAATTAGAGAGCAGATGCAGCTTAATTATGAAATGCCAGTTGATTTTTATGTAGGATAATGGTATGGCAACAAATGTATATTTTAGCCAAAAAGTAAGAACAGAACAAAATCTTTATGAAGATATAGTAATAGAATCTCTAAAGATGTATGGGCAAGATGTATATTACTTGCCTCGTACAATCGTTTCAGAAGATAGAATATTAAATGAAGATATTGAATCTAATTTCGATGATGCTTATATTATTGAAATGTATATTGCTAATATTGATGGATTTGAAGGTGATGGTAATCTATTATCAAAATTTGGCGTAGAAATTAGAGATCAAGCTAATTTTATTGTTTCTAGAAGACGTTGGGAAAATTATATTCAGCGGTTAGAAGATACCTATAAAGTTAGACCAATGGAAGGTGATTTAATTTATTTACCTTTGTCTGGTTCTTTATTTGAAATTAGATTTGTAGAACATGAGAATCCATTTTATCAATTATCAAATCTTCCTACATACACGCTGCAATGCGAATTATTTGAATACTCAGGCGAATCAATTAATACTGGAATTACAGAACTAGATAATATTAATAAAGCTATTTCTCAGCAAACTACTATTATTGTTAACAATACTAATGGTACTAATTTTATTGAAAACGAAAATATTCGTCAAGAAATTGCTGCTGAACCTGGTGAATATATCACTGGAAGAGTAACAGATTTTACTATTGTCGATTCTACTACTTCAAGAGTAATTATTACCGATTGGGCTACGACTAATGGTAAAGTTGTAGATTTTCAAGTAGATGGTAATAAACTAACTGGTTTAGAATCAGGAGCTGAATGGGATATTGTAAATGTGCATGGCATTGAAGACGATCCTTCTAAAAATCAATTTGTAAATGATTATCAAGCAAGAAACCAAGATTTTGAAGTTGAAGGTGATGGAATTATTGACTTTACTGAATCTAACCCATTCGGTGAAATTGGAGATTAATTATGCTAAATGAACATTTCTATCACGCATCTATTCGTCGAACAATTGCTGCTTTTGGAACAATATTTAATAATATTAACGTGGTTCGCAAAGATTCTAATGATGAAGTTAAAAGTATTTTAAGAGTTCCATTAGCATATGGACCAAAACAAAAATTTCTTGCAAGAATAGAAGGTCAAACTGATTTTGAAGATCCAAAAGTAGGAATTAAATTACCAAGAATGTCTTTTGAGATTGCTGGATTAACCTATGATGCTGCATCTAAACTACCTAAAATGAATAAAGTAGTTCAAAATAATTCTATTGCTGATTACACAAAAAGAAATACTCTTTATACTTATAGTCCATATACAATGAGTATTGAATTGGCTATTATGGCTAAAAACCAAGACGATGCTTTACAAATTGTAGAACAAATTATTCCATATTTCCAACCTGATTACACAATAACTATAAATGAAATTCCTTCAATGGGAATTAAAAACGATATTCCTATTGTACTAAGTGGTGTTAACTTATCTGAAGATTATGAAGGTGACTTTTTATCTAGGCGAGCAATTGTTTATACCTTAAGTTTTGATCTTCGTGTTCGTTTTTATGGGCCAGTAAAAGAACAAAAAGTTATTCAAATTGCTGATGTCGATATGATTAATACAAGTCAAGATCCATTTGGATTTTTAGAAGAATATGTTGCTGATGGGTCAGCTGCTGATGGTAATTTTGATAATGTAATTACTGGAAAAGACGAGACTGATGATGGAGCAATTACATAATGAAGAGTGATAAAGACGATATTGATGACGATTATGACTTTGCTAGAGCAAAGTATTATAATTTGTCTGAAAAAGGCGATGAAGCAATAGATCTTATGATGGAATTAGCGAGGGAATCCGAACATCCTCGTGCTTTTGAAGTATTATCGAATATGATGAAACAAAACGCAGAAATTACTGATAGACTAATGGAACTTCAAAATAAAAAGAAAGAAGTTCGTTTAAAAGACGCAAAAGCACTTCCAAATAAAATGACACAAAATAATGTATATGTAGGTTCTTCAACTGACCTGCAAAGAATGCTATTGAAAAAAATGGAAGAAACAGATGTCATCGACTCTGAAGAATAATGAACTTGGCTATCTTGGCAATCCAAACGTTAAACGCGATGGTGTAGAACAAGAATGGACTCAGGAAGAAATTAAAGAATACGCAAAATGTATGAAGAATCCTTCATATTTTGCTAGAACATATTTAAAAGTTATTTCTCTTGATAAAGGATTAGTTCCATTTGATCTATATCCATACCAAGAAGAAATGTTTAAGCATTTCAACGATAATAGATTTTCAGTAGTTTTAGCATGTAGGCAATCAGGTAAATCTATTAGCTCTGTTGCATATCTTCTATGGTATGCTATTTTCAATCCAGAAAAAACAATTGCAATTCTTGCTAACAAAGGGTCTACTGCTAGAGAAATGCTAGCAAGAATTACTCTTATGTTAGAAAATATGCCATTCTTTTTACAGCCTGGAGCTAAAGCTTTAAATAAAAGCTCTATTGAATTTTCCAACAACTCTAGAATTATAGCTGCTGCAACCTCGGGTTCTTCTATTCGCGGCATGTCTGTGAATTTATTATTTTTAGACGAATTTGCTTTTGTTGAAAACGACTCAGAATTTTATACTTCAACTTACCCCGTTGTATCTTCTGGTGATTCTACACGAGTCATTATTACTAGTACTGCAAATGGAGTTGGTAATGTATATCATAAAATTTGGGAGGGTGCAGTTCAATCAACTAATGAATATAAGCCTTTTAGAGTAGATTGGTGGGATGTTCCAGGCCGAGATGAAGCTTGGAGACAAACAACAATTAATAACACATCTGAATTACAATTCCAACAAGAATTCGGTAATACCTTTCATGGAACCGGTAATACTCTTATTGCCCCAGAAATTCTTCTTAAATTACAAGCCAAAGAACCTATTGGCAGAGTTGATAATTTAAGAATTTATAAAGAGCCAGAAGAAGCCCATGAATATATGATATTTGTAGATGTTGCAAAGGGAAGAGGCCAAGACTATTCTGTTTTTAACATTATAGATATGTCTGTAAGACCTTTTGAACAAGTAGCAGTTTATCAAGACAATACTATATCTCCATTGCTACTTCCCGATATAATATATAAGTATGCAAATAGATATAATCATGCGTATGTTGTTGTTGAAAATAATGACCAAGGTTCAGTTGTTTGTAATGGTTTATATTATGATTTAGAATATGAGAATGTGTTTGTTGAGTCTGCAGTTAAGGCCAATGCTATTGGTGTTACAATGACTCGTAAAGTAAAAAGAATTGGTTGCTCAAATATGAAAGATTTAATAGAGCAGCAAAAATTAGTAATTAATGATGCAGAAACTATTTTAGAATTATCTACATTTGAAGCCAGAGGAAATTCTTTTGAAGCTTCTTCAGGCAATCATGACGATATTGTTATGAGTTTAGTTTTATTTGGTTGGTTTTCAACCAATGCATTTTTCGCCGAGCTTACGGATATTGATATGAAATCTTTGTTATATTCAGAAAGAATTAAAGCTATGGAAGAAGATATAGTTCCAGTTGGCTTTTTTGATGATGGTAGAGAAGATAAGTATGAAACAGACAGCGATGGAGTTGTCTGGGAAGCAGTAAATACTGGAATTTATTAATATTATAAATATATACGAGTGACAAACAATTCGTATTATGAAATCATATAATTATCCCGAGCTTATAATCTTTTTTGGAGAGGAATAAAAATGGCTTTTCAAGTATCACCAGGAGTTCAGGTCAAAGAAATTGACCTAACGAATGTTGTTCCAGCTGTATCATCATCTATTGGTGGTTTTGCTGGCGCATTCAACTGGGGGCCAGTAGAAGAAATGCGCACAGTTGGTTCAGAAAAAGAACTTGCTGCAATTTTCGGTACCCCAGACAGCGTAACTGCGTCTTACTTTTTAACAGCTGCTAGCTTCTTAAACTATGCGAACGCATTAAAAGTTGTACGTGTTGCAACTGATAATCTTAATGCTTCAACTGGTTCAGCTGGCCAGCTAATTAAAAATCGTGACGCTTACGATTCAGCAGTAATCCCACACGAGTGGGTTGCTAAATATCCAGGAACATTAGGTAATGCACTAACAGTTTCAATGTGTCCAGCAGACTCAGCAGCGTTTAGTGCATGGGCTTATGCCGGTCAATTCGATGCAGCACCTGCAACATCTGATTGGGCTTCTGAAAGAAGTTCTTCTAATGATGAAATGCATATTGCAGTTATCGATAGAACAGGAGCATGGACAGGCACCCCAAACACAGTTTTGGAAGTTTGGCCTTTTGTGTCTCAAGCGGCAGAAGCTAAAACTCCACAAGGAGTTTCTAACTACTATGCAGATGTTTTAAACGACAATTCAGCATATGTATGGTTTGGCGTGGCGCACTCATCATTAGTGCATTCCGGTAAAGATAGTGGCGATTATGCCGGAGACTATCTTGACACTATTACACCAGCTATTATCGAAGAAAATATGGCACATGGTACTGATGATAACGTACCTACAGTTGGAGAATTGCAAACCGGATATGACATGTTCGAAGATGCAGAAACTGTAGATGTTAATTTAATATTCTCAGTTCCAGGAATAAATAGTGGTGACGACGTTACTTTAGCTAATGACTTGCTAAGCATTGCAACAAATCGTAAAGATGCTGTTGCGTTTATTTCGCCTCCAATCGAGGACACCGTAGGAACGGCCACACCGGCAGCTGATGTAAAAGCATTTGCTGATCAATTAACATCAACTTCATATGGTATGATCGATTCCACTGCACTTAAAGTATATGACAAATATAATGACACATATCGCTGGATTCCAGCATGTGGTCATATGGCTGGCTTATGTGCAAATACAGATAATGTAGCTGACACATGGTTCTCACCAGCTGGTTTAAACCGTGGTCAACTATTAGGTATTACAAAAGTTGCTTTTAATCCAAAGCAAGCTGATCGTGATACACTTTATAAAGCACGTATTAATCCAATCGTATCTTTCCCTGGACAGGGTACTGTATTATATGGCGATAAGACGGCTCAATCTAAGCCATCTGCATTTGACCGTATTAATGTACGTAGATTGTTCATTGTTTTAGAAAAAGCGATTGCGACTGCTGCTAAATATCAACTCTTTGAATTCAACGACGAATTTACCCGTGCAATGTTCCGTAATATGGTAGAACCATTCTTACGTGATGTTAAGGGTCGTCGTGGGCTTACAGACTTTGCGGTTGTTTGTGATGCAACAAATAACACAGGTGAAATTGTAGATTCAAACCGCTTTGTGGCTGATATCTATATTAAACCTGCCCGTTCAATTAACTTCATCACATTGAACTTCATCGCGACTCGTACTGGCGTTGAATTCTCTGAAATTATTGGTCAATAAGGAGAATAAACAATGGCTATCTTAGGCGTAGATGATTTCAAATCAAAACTAGTCGGTGGTGGTGCACGTTCCAACTTATTTAAAGTTGAAATGGGTTTCCCAGCCGGTATCGCAGGTGCGGCCGAGTCTGAAATTGGTGGCTTTTTAATTAAAGCAGCACAGCTCCCAGCTTCCGTTATTGCACCTATCACAGTCCCATTCCGTGGACGCCAACTTCAAATTGCGGGTGACCGTACATTTGAACCTTGGACAATCACAATCTTAAATGATACAAACTTCATTCTTCGGAATGCATTCGAGCGTTGGATGAACTATATCAACTCTCACAATGCAAACACAGGTGAAGTTACGCCATCTAACTATTTTGCTGATGCAGCAGTTTATCAGCTAGATAAAGATGGAAATTCAGTCAAAGGTTATACTTTCCGCGGCATGTGGCCAACGAATGTTGCAGCAATTGACGTATCATTTGATAACGAAAATGCTATTGAGGAGTTTACAGTTGAACTTCAAGTACAGTATTGGGAATCAAACACCACTACTTAATGGCATATAAATAATAGCAGAGGGGTTTTATCCCCTCTGTTTATTATAACGTAGGAAAAATTAAATGGCGGAAATATTTGGGTTTGAGATTAAGCGAAAAGAGCAAGAACAAGAAGATAAGAAAAAACAGTCTTTTGTTGCTCCTTTAGAAGATGATGGTTCTAGTTATATTCAGGCCGGAGGTTACTTTGGTCAATATGTTGATATGTCTGGAACAGAAGGCGCTAAATCTGAAGCTGATTTAATTCGTAGATACCGCGATATTGCACAGCATCCAGAGTGTGATGCAGCAATTGAAGATATTGTAAATGAATCTATTGTTTCTGATTACACATCAGCACCTATAGAACTACTTACTGATGAGTTAAAACAACCAAATAATGTTAAAAAACTAATTAGAGAAGAATTCGAAAACGTAATTTCTCTTTTACAATTTAATCATTATGGTCATGAAACATTTCGTAAGTGGTATGTAGACGGTAGATTGTTTTACCATATTATTATTGATGAAAGCAGTCCAAAAAAAGGAATTTTAGAATTAAGACCAGTTGATCCAACTAGAATTCGTAAAGTAAAAGAAATTGATTCTCAAAAAGATCCAAAAACTGGTGCAGATATTATTAAAAGTATTGACGAATACTATCTTTATCAAGATAGCTCCATGAGCAAATCCAATCAAGGATTAAAAATCTCAAAAGATGCAATTCAATATACAACATCAGGTCTACTAGATTCTTCTCGTAAAAAAGTTCTTTCATATTTGCATAAGGCAATTAAACCAGTCAATCAACTACGAATGATGGAAGACTCTTTGGTAATTTATAGATTATCAAGAGCTCCAGAACGTAGAATTTTTTATATTGACGTGGGAAATCTTCCAAAAGGTAAATCGGAAGAATACTTGCGTGGCATTATGAACCAATATCGTAATAAATTAGTATACGACGCGTCAACTGGCGAAATTAAAGATGACCGTAAACATATGTCAATGCTAGAAGATTTTTGGCTACCACGTCGTGAAGGAGGTAGAGGTACAGAAATTTCGACTCTTCCTGGTGGTGAAAATTTAGGCCAAATTGATGACATTATTTATTTTCAAAAGAAATTATATAAATCATTAAATGTTCCAGTGAATAGATTAGAACAAGAAGC